AGTATTAAACTTTATCCAAAACCAATTCCTGAAAAAAAAATAGAATAAATATTTATATGAAACGTAATACTCTTATATTTTTAATCGCAATACTCATATTATTAGTATTAACACCCTATATTTATTATAAAATTATAACAAAGGCACCACAAAAGATAAGTATTCAAGAAGATGAAGTCACTTTAGATAACGAATTTTCACAGAAATATCCTAGCACATTATTTCCTGTTTCAAAGGTAGGAACAAGATACACGTTAGCATTTAGTTTATACGCTAATAATTATACAGAAAGTAGTGTTTGGGGAGATAGGTTTAATAAACCTAAAGGGATATTAACACGTTATGGTGCTCCTAATGTATTTATGATACCAAAAACAAATACACTTAGGGTGTCAATAATTTATAAGAACGAGTTGAATATTAAAGAATCATATGATTTTGAAATTAAAGATTTTAAATATCAAAGATGGGAACATATTACATTAACTGTTAATGATAGAGATGCAAGTTTGTATTTAAATGGAAAACTTATTCGAGGTGTTAAATTACCAAATGTTCCTTGGATTCCTATAAAACCTATGATTATAGGGCAAAAAAATAATAATTTTAATGGAAAAATAAAGAATGTAGTTTATGTAAATGATGCACTAATGATTAATGAAGTTATGGAATTATATAAAAATAATATCTAGTGATATATTATTATGCCAAAGAAAGGTGGAGCAAACAAAAATAATAGTTTAATTAGCAATAACAATTCATTATCATTAGAAAGTAATGCAGGTGCGCCAAAGGCTAATGGTAATACTGGTAGTACTGGTAATAATGTAAAAGTAAATTCAAATTCAAATAATTTATTTGGAAAAGTAAATACCAAAGCAAATAATGTTTCAACTGCTAATAATACATCTTCTTCTAGTAAAGGGAAATATACAACAATTATTGTTATAGTATCTGTCTTATTAATATTAGGTATATTAGCATATGTTGCCTATAGATATATTAATTATAAACGTGTTAATACAGTAGTTACAAAAGAAATAATTCCATTTATATATGATTCTAAAAAAACTTCTAGATATTCATATGGTTCATTACCAGTTTCAACTGAAAAAAATAGTTACAACTATAACATGTGGATTTATATAAATGATTATGATTATAGAGTAGGCGAAGATAAATGCGTTTTAATGAAAGGTTATACAGCAAATGGTGAAGATCAGGTAAATCCTGGAATTTATTTATTAAAAAATACAAATACTCTTAGAGTAGAAATCACATTAGAAACCTTATATAAATATGCTCAATGTAGTAATGATGCTGGAGTAAATAACACAATGGAAACTGCATTAAAAGATAATGAATATTATCTAGGTAGTGAAGACAATATTGTAATGAGTAGTGGGATGAATGAAGGAATGGAAATGTTTGCAAATTATACAAATGATAAATTAATGGACTATTGTGATATTAAATTTTTCCCTATGCAGAAATGGGTTTCATTAAATGTAGGATTAACCAATAATATTTTAAATGTATCTATTGATGGAAAATTAGTTAAAACATGTTCATTAAAGGGTGCGCCAAAAATAATTAATAGAGATTTAATGGTAAGTCCAAGAGGTGGATTTAATGGATTCATATCAAACTTAAAAGTATCAAGTAAAGAATTAAGTCCTGATGCTATCTTAGAACTTTATAAATCAGGTCCTAGATTAAAGGCAGCATTCCTAGCTTAAATAAAAATTAGAATTCAAAATTCAAATCTAATACTCATTTATTTTTTTTTAAATAAAATATAATATATAATTATAATGCCTAACAATATAGAACAGAAATTAGGAAATGTTCCATTAAATAACATTTTAAACAAAAATGCACTTTTAAATAATAGGGGAAACAGTCTTGCAAATCAATCATCTATTAATGGAAGTGCTCCAGATAAAGGAGTTAATTCTGGCACAACTGGTTCTGGATCTGCCGTCTCAGGTGCAAGTGATAAAGGACAATTAGGAAAAAAAACCACAGGTTTAATAGGAAGATCTCCACTACAAATAAAAACTAGTGGAGTTGCAAGTAATAGGGTAAGAGATTATTCAGGTCTTGGAGCATCACCTAGAGGAACTTTAGGTTCTTCTGGTAACAGCAGCGGTAGCAGCGGTAGCAGCGGTAGCAGCGGTAGCAATACTGTAGGAGATGGTAAAAATGGTGCTAAATCAAATAAAAATTCATCAGGTTCTAAGAATAATGGAAGCAGCAGTAGTAGTAATAATAAATCTAAATCTGATAGTGGATTTTTTTCAAACCTAAAAAATAAATTATCTGGATTAAAAGACTCAGTAACAGAATTAGACCCTTCAAATAGTAATAATGGTGATATAACAAAGGTAAAAAGTTTTAATGAATTATTAAAAAATAAAACTTTCAGACAGATTATGACTATTATCTGTGTTGCTATTGTTACTTTTCTTATTATGTATTTCTTAAGAAAGTTTTTACTAAATGAACTCTATTCAGCAAAATATTATCCTTATCTTATTGAAGGAACAAAAAGTGGAAAGAGTAGTTTAGTAATTTCACAGAATCCAGCAGATGATGGTGCTGTTCCATTATATAGAAGCACAGATAGAGATGGTGCAGAATTTACCTATAGTTTCTGGATGTTAATAGAATCTATGGAATACAATTACGGAAAATGGAAACATGTCTTCCACAAAGGAAATAAAACAAGTTTCCCTAATAGAGCACCAGGTGTTTGGATTCTACCACAATCAAATGATTTAAGAATTTATATGAATACCTATAATGACCCATTAGAATACACTGATATTGAAAATGTTCCAGTAAATAAATGGTTTCACGTGTCCATAGTTCTTAACCATAAATTTTTAGATATTTACTTTAATGGTAAGATTAAATCAAGAAAAGAACTTACTCACTTACCTAGACAAAATTTTGGTGAATTCTGGTCAGGATTATATGGTGGATTTGAAGGTTATTTATCAAAGGTAAGATACTTCAATAAAGCATTAGATTATAAACAAATTGAAGATATAGTAAGACAAGGTCCATCTAAAGACGCATGTGGTGATACTGGTGATTATCCACCTTATTTAGATGATGACTGGTGGTTCGATATGTAATTCTCATTAAGTGTATGAATATCAGCAGACAATATCTGCACATTTTCTTCTAAATTTTTAATTCTTTCTAATAAATTTAAATTTATTGTGTTTTGGTCAATATACTGGGAGTCAGTCTCTAATAAACTAGCATACTCATGTGTGTCGCCTAAGTTTTGTTGAAGCAAGAGAGTATCTAATGAATTTTTAGGAATATTTTCATAAAATGCACCTTTTAAACAATTTCCCATTATTAATTAATTATCATAATTATTTTAAGTATATAAATCTAATTCACTTTGTGTCAATGAAACTGGACTAGTAGGACTTTTAGGACTATGTATTATAGTATTAGAGTCGGTTACCGGTTTTGGAATTATAGTTACCTTTGGAAGTATTCTACTTGTTTTAGGTTTTGGGAAACAAAAACAACAGCAATAAAAAAAATCTCTCATAGATAAATGAAACATTTATATTTAAATAATTATAAAATTAGTAAGTCATAACAAGATTTTGTGAAGGTCTAGTAACTGAAGTATATACACACTTAAGACCATCAACTACAGAACGATTATAGTTAAGAATATTTCCAATATCAACAAATACGTCATCATATGTAGAACCTTGTGATTTATGACTTGTGATGCAGTAACCATAAGAAACATCAGCATATTTATCAATGAATTGTTTGTAGTAGTATTCCCATAGATGTCGTGTTATTGTATGAATAAAACTACTCTTGCTAATAGCTTTGATATCTTCTATTATTGACTTAATCATTTGTGTATCTCGTTGAAATTTATCAAACGATTTTTTGTGAAGAACGTGAATGCTATTTCCGTCTTGTAGTGTAATATAATACACTTGATAAGATTTAACAGTATAACTTAGAAATTTATTAAGAAGCGGTGCTAATGCTTTATAGTATCTATTGGATACAATGAATTGGTCATTTTTCATATAGAAACTACACTTTGGACATTCTTTTGCAATATGAATCCAAGTCAAGTAGCATTCATTACATAGTTTATGGTGGCAAGATATATCGATTTCAGGATTAACCGGATATTTGAAACAAATTTGGCACAATTTACCAAATGTATTTTTGGCAGTTGAATCTGGACACACTAAATCCTGATAATCAAGTGGTTTTGTAGTTGATACAGAAGTTTCAATCTCTTTAATTGTAGCTTGCTCAGACGTGTGATATCTCTTAATAGCTTGTGGTTCTTCACCAGTATTAGTTTCTTGATTCATTTCTGGAGTATAAGCATTGTTAAATACTATCCTATCATTTTTCAGAAATCTGTGTTTATCTAAATCTGGAGTATCCTTAAATACCATACTTCTAATTTTATCATTAATTTCATTACAACATTGGTTTGTATATGCTAATACTATAGGTTCTCTATTCTCGTTACTCATCTCTAAAAACTTATCATACCATTCCTGTCTTTTTTTTATTAGAATAACATTCTCATCACACCATTTCCGAATCTTAATTTTATCTCGTTTTTCAACACTTTCTCGAATGTGATTACTAATTCCTAAGATTCCATTCTTTGCTCTATGAATAGTTGTAATCTGGACACTATTAGATAGTTTAAATACATCACTCTCATCTTCATTTACAGGATTCAACTGCATTCTATCTCCAGTGAAAATGATTTTTCCCTTAACTTTATGAATTACTTCCATAAGACTATTAAAAAGACTACTACTTATCATCGAAGCTTCATCAATAACAATAACATTATAGTAGTTGATATTGCGTGTTTCAGGTTGTCCCTTTCGTTTCTTAGCGAATATAGCACTCTGATTGATTACAAATTGTGGTTCTCCATTAACATCAATTACTCTCTTTGTTTTTAAAAGTTTATGTAGGGTTAAATAATCAAGATTTTCTTCTTTGTTTGCACTAATCTTTCCCATTTGCTGCATTACTGCTACTGCCTTATTTGTTGTTGCTGCTAGACATATTTTCAAATCTTGATATTCTGGTAGATTAAATATATAGTTAATTACACTAGTTTTTCCTGTTCCAGCACTTCCCTGAAACAATAGTGTTTTCTCTTTATTAGATTTATTAAGAAATGCCTTAATTGATTCTATTGCTTCAACCTGATCTGGTGAAAATTGTAGTTCCATTATTAATTTATTTATCTTTTTAAAAAAAGATTCAATTTTACAAGAATATCTATTTAAAAAAATATACTAATATTTTAAATAATATAAGATGACAGGAGGTTTTTTACAATTAGCAGCAACATCTACAGCAGATAGTTTTTTAACATCTAATCCACAAATATCATTTTTTAAAAATGTATTTAGAAAACATACAAGATTTGCTATTGAATCTATAGATGAAACAGGAACAAATACTGAATTAAGAAAAACGTCTAATTCAACATTTAGAATAAAAATACCGAGAGATGGTGATTTAATATGTGGAATGTATTTTGTATTTACACTACCCACTATTTATTCTGGCAAGTTTTCTAATACCAATAGTAATACATATAATTTTAAATGGGTAAGAAATATAGCTGCACATATAATAAAAGATGTCACACTCTTTATAGGAAGTCAAAAAATAGATACTTTAACAGGAGAATGGATAGATATACAAAATGAATTAAAGGCTAGTTATGACCAGAAAGTATTAGGGGCAAAATTAAGTGGTAATGTAAAAGATTTTTATGAACCAGAAAATGCATTAGGAAATAATGGTAATTATCCACATATTAGAGGCGATAATACAGCACAGCATGCTCGTAATGATGCACTAGGATTTAATAGTTTAACTATAAATGATGTTATAGAGGGAACAACATTTCCATCAATTGCAGGAACAACATTAAAAATACCACTTCCTTTCTTTTTTAGTGGAAATCCAGGATTAGCCTTACCATTGATATCTCTTCAATATCATGAAGTAGAATTGGAATTTACACTAGCACCATTGTATGACCTATTCACAGTAATTGACCCTCTAGGTGGAAGACCTAGTTTTGGTAAGCGTGTGAAAGTAACTGATGCACTTGATAATGACCTTGGATTTGCTAATTTTACAAAAGATGCTACTTTTTTAAGTAGTGGAAGATTAAATATAAATGCAAAAATAGAAACATTATATGCATTTTTAGATACAGAAGAAAGAAAGAGATTTGCTTCATTTGAGCACGAATATTTAATTACACAAGTAAATAAACAATCACCTATTATTGGTGTAGATACTCCTAATCAATCTTTTAAAATATCAGGATTAAATCCAGTAAAATATATTATTGTTGCACCAAAGCGTGAAGACCAAATTGCTCTTAATCAACACGGGAATTTTACTCATTGGATAAATGGAATACCACCATATTCACCTGAATTTAAATTTGCTGACCAATTTTACGATACTAATAAGGATTCTTACCCATTTTACACTAATGATTATTCTACACAAACTGATTTAACTCCTGGAAATAGTAAGAGAGATATTATAGAGTCTATGGTTTTAAAATTAAATGGTAGTGAGCGCTTTTCTCAAAGACAAAAAGAATATTTCCTTTATCAGCAACCATTACAGCACTTTAATATAGCACCCACTATAAATGGTATTTATTGTTATAGTTTTAGTTTATCAGCTAATGAATATCAACCTACAGGTAGTTGTGATTTTAGTGTTTTTAATGAAGTTCATATGGAAATTAATTCAAATATTCCATCTATTACAGACTATACATATAAGGTAAATTATGATATCTATATTGTAAATTATAATATATTAAAGGTAGTTAGTGGTATGGGTTCTCTAGTGTATGCATATTAATTATTTTCAATAATAATATTGCTCGTCAAAAGGTTAAATAGTATATTTTTTAATAAAGGAATAGGTGCCTTACTATTTTTCTTATTTAAAACATTAATGTGAAAAAGAATAGGAACAATTTGATATTTTTTTAATTTTTTTAGATATTGACAAAATTTAGTATATTCATTCCTATCATACATCTTCTTGAATGTAAAAATAATACTTTCTATTGTATCACTATTTATCTTTTTTTTTCTTACACTAGGTTTCTTTTTTGTTTTTTTTACTTTTCGTCTTTATGATAGTAATTCATTTTCTTCGATAATACTTTTAATTTTTTCAGCCTTTAATAATTTTTTTGCAGTTTCTTTATCTCTAAGTGCATTTATTAAATCAGGGTCTATATTTTTCAATTTATTTTTTTTATTATTTTTTTCTATCTTATTAACCTTTATTGTTTTCGTTTCCATAATTTAAAAGTTTTAATAATAATATAATATTATATGGAGAATTACACGTGTCAAACTTGTGCAAAAGAGGTTCCAGAATGTAATAGAAATATTCATAATTTAACTTGTAGAAATACTATTAGTAATGATGATTTTAAAGATTTAATACCTTGTGAATATTGTAATCATTTAGTAGAATTTTCTGAGTATTCTAGTCATATTCAAAATTGCGAATATCCTAGATTTAATTTTAGTTTCTTTCCAGGTGGTGGCGCTGCTGCTAGTAATTCTAATATAGAACCAATAAATAGAGAAAATTCACAATTTTCAGCAGATGAATTAGACCAACTTAATGCAGAAAGACCAGTAGATTTTTTTAGTATATTAGATTCCGTATTAACACAAATAGAAAATCATTATCCAAATTTTGAAGGAATTGATGCAAATAATCCAGAAACTTATTCAGAATTAACAGAATTAGGTAATTCTATAGGAAATGTAGAAATTGGATTACAAAATCTTAGTGATTATTTAATAGAAAAAACATATAATACTGATGAACTATTTAATTGTGACATTTGCAATTTTAAAAAAACTAATACATATGAAACTAAATGTGGTCATGAATTTTGTAAAGAGTGTTGTGAAGAATGGTTTAGTTCAAATAAAAAATGTCCATATTGTTTGATAGAATTAGAGAAAATATCGAAATAATAATCTTTTATTAATTTATATTATGACAACTAAATTAAATTACGATGATATTGTTTCATGCTGTAATTCATGTTCAGAACCAGAAGTAACAACAACAACTGAAACCACTATGCAATCAGTTCCAAATAATTTTAATTTATATGCTAATGTTGGCACAACACAAGCAGCAACAACAACAGCAATGAATACACCAGATAATATATTTACTAGCACCGCTGCTCCTGTAGTTACTAGCACCGCTGCTCCTGTAGTTACTACCACTGCTGCTCCTGTAGTTACTACAACCGTTGCTCCTGTAGTTACTACCACTGCTGCTCCTGTAGTTACTACCACTGCTGCTCCTGTAGTTACTACCACTGCTGCT